AATTAGCACCAATCGATGCCTCCCGCATAAGCTCATCCATCGTACCCATCCGCCAACGCAAAAACTCACTCACCAGCTTGGCCGATGCAATGTCGCCCGATTCAACCGGGGCGGCGACCAGGTTGGCCTTAGTCAAAGACTGCACCAAGGTAGCCACATCCCCGTCAATTAGAGGGTTTATAAGCGAGGCCTCGAGGTCACTTGCGCCATCAAATGGAAACGCTTCAGGTCCATGCTTCTTGCCATCTCCAGACTTGCCCGCCCATTCGTTAAAACGAACCTCCCGAGCATCCTCGGCTTTATCCATCCACCAGCTTAAATTCGCTTTTGCCCGCTCAAATTCCTCCTTCAAGGCATCCACATCCGCCTTGTTCTCAAATACCTGTACCTCGTTGTTTTCCATAATTACTTAACCCCCAAGTTTAACATTTTATTTCTTAATTTTCTCATCGCTCTGTTTTGGATGCGATCAATGGTGTCCTTCCCCACGCCAACAAAGTCAGCGATCTCCTGTAGAGTAAAAGAACGGGCATCCTGCCCATGCTCCCGACATTTAATCCCTTCCTCCACCACTAACTCACGAAGCATCGCATCGATCCGCCTATCCATCTCCTCGGGAGTCTCAGACCAATCTGTAGAGCTTCTCCTCACCTTCCACCTTTTTTACTAATAGCTGACTCTTTGGAGGGTGATTGTCCTGTGGACGCTTCACACATATCGCAATCTCCTCACGATCCTCAAAATATATCCTCATCAAGCGGGGATTCGGGACCATTGATAATACCCGAGCCTTCTCATATTTCGGCTTGGTATCCTCAATAACAGGCAACTCTTCCTTCTCCTTCTCCTCCTTGTAGACCTTCTGAACAGTTGCCCGACTAAAGCCAACCGCCTTGGCTATCTTCGGCCATGTCTCCCCAGCCTGTCTTAACAATACAATCTGATTACGATGCCCAGGCATCACCTTATTTGGTTTCATTAATATCCCCCTCCTCCAGTTGCAATTAATTCATCTGCGTCAAAATATTCAAAGTTCCCCACAGCGAAGTACCTAACACAATCGACCATGTCCTTGGCGGGATTTTTCAAATCACCAACCTGATATTCCTGCATACAGGCCACTAGATTCTGACATTCATCCGAAATCATCAGCTTGGGATGATTCTCCAATCCCATCTCCTTTGTCCGATCCCATGCCAGCAAATTATTAATCGCCTGTAATCCAGTCTCGATGTCCAACCCCTCCGCAGGGTTTACCGGCAGGCCCTCATCCGCTAAATCATCAATTATATTAGAAGATCCTTCCGATTTCTGATAACTCGCCGCCCCTAAACGAGGGTCAATTATACGATCCACCATCCGATCACCCTCCATTCTCCGAATGACCTCCGCATAATCCCGTAAACCAAACCCATTCGGCTGGGCGGCCTCGCCTGGGCTAACCTTATCTCCCTTCGTCATATCAATCCATCCACCATAAGTGTCAAAATCAGGAAACTCCTTAACCGCCCAGGCTACCCCATGTGGATCAATACCAAATAATACCATCGTCCAGGGCTTCGCCCCAGCAGGGTCGATCGAAAGTACCCACGAGGCATCCGCATCGTCCGCCATGACAGGCACATCCTTCGCCTGCACGATGTTCTTGTCCGAAAAGGCGGGAAACACAGTCTTTGACGCTTTAACAGGCACTCCATACGCCCGACAAAGGATGGTTTCACGCTTTTCGCCCTCCAATTGTGTCTTCATGGCCGACCAACCGCCAAACGGATTGGCCGCTGTGTGGAAATAAACGACTGAACTGGCTTTTCTTAATGGCTGTTGGACCAATGGAACCTCCTCACCGTCCAAAAGGTCAGCTTTTGTCGATTCCACAGTCTTTGCACCCGTAAGCATACTCTTTACTACCGAGTTCCACCCGTCCACAGCGGTGAAGCTGATGATTCCGGTTGCTGGTCGAACGACTCCATCATATTCGCTCGCATGGGAGCGTGTTACGCATCTAAATCTTAGCGTTTCAACCCAGGGCATAGGTATCAATTCATCTGCCCAAAAACCAATATTAAATGTCCCGTTGACCGGAGGTCGCGGACATCCGATCTCTCCTCCTTCGATTGTAGAAATGTCCTGACTCCAATTCCTAAAGATACATTGGCTTCCGTTATTTAGCGTGAATTTAGCCGCTGTGAAGCCATTACGAAGGCTGTACATCACATATCCAACTTTCCCCCTGCCTAGTGTCTTTAATTCTTTAGGTAGTGCATTGTACACAAGGGCTTGTTGAAATTGGATCGAATTTGCCGATGTTTCAGTTAAGCACCAAATAATCGCTCCAGGGTTCTCAACGAGGCATTTAACTACCCGCTTGGCCGCGTAAAACGATTTTCCAGCCCTGTTACCCCCCATAAGGAGAATTTCTGAGTGATTCTTTAACTGCTCATCTGCTAACTTCCATGTCTCCAATTCAAACCCATGACGATATGGGTCATCCTTCTCCAGCTTGATCGCTTCCTCACGCCTTTCCCAATATGCGAGGATCTTCTCAGGCGACATCCGCAGCATCTCCGACTTGCTGAGAGGCGGGATGGCGGGATGCGGTGACCATTCTAGTGGCATGGCTTAATGATAGCAGATTATCAGTTGCGGGTAACCTCGGGGCGGGCAATTTGTTGAAATTTTTTTGTGGCTAATAATCGGTCGCGGTGGCCGGCGGGGCGGTTCGCCGGACCCCCTCCCCCCCTACCTGAATGGAAAAAATGTAATAAAAATTATTGGGCGTATAATCAAAAATGTTCCGTAAGTAGCTGATTTATATTACTATGTGTAAAAAATCTGATTTTTTTACGGGTTCGTCTAATAATGATTATGTCTAATTAGACTTGCCTCGAGGCTTATTGAGAATACTTTCTCAAATTATCTCACCGATTGATTTTATATGCCGACTACAAGACCCAGGGTGTACCAACAAGCTGAGAACCTGCCGGCAAATCTAAAGGTCGAGGAAGCCTGCCCAAATATATTTACAGGTCAGAAGTTCTTCGATCAACGGCCACAGGATTATGCGATGGTCGTTAAGATGTTAGCAGAGGGATCGACTATCAAACAGATATGTAAAACCTGTAAGGTTTCTCCTCATACGATAGCCATAGTCAAATCTCGTGAAGGAGATACCTTGAAGGAGTCTAAAAAGCATTTAAGAGCCTTAATAGGTACTGCGACTCATCTTGCCGTGGAAAAGCTCATAACGAAGCTACAGGACGATGAGATACCATCAGGAGTTCTCCCAATCGCTACCGGTATCCTAATCGATAAGCATCGCCAGTACGAAGGTGAGCCGACCCAAACCATCGAGGTGAAGAAATCTTTAAGCCTGGATGAGATCCGAGCCGAGCTTGCGAACCTAAAGAATGAGCAGGTTATTGAAGCAGAGGTGAGAGATGTCGAACCTTCAGCATGAATGGCGCTGGATAATCGCCCTGTTCTTCTTTTTCTTAGAGCGGGATATGATTATGGATCTCTGCTTTGCCTTAATTGAGATTGTTATTCGCCTGACCGCCTGACCTGCAATCTTTGGATTGGCTGGTAGGCTGTGTCAGATATCCTAGTAGGCTGTGTCAGATGCATTAAGGTAATATCCCTGAGATACCCTTTAAAGCCCCGTAGAGGACGCTGAGAGCGTTTTCCCTACCCCGCGAGTCTTCTGACTCATCTTTACGAGCCTAAAGCCTTTTAATCGCTTATTTCGATCACCCGAGTCTCTATAGGCATGGTGTAAGAGGCTTTTACGATGTACTCGATGCATTCTGTTATCCCGATGTAAATCTATTGGTTGAATAATCTGACTAGTAAACGCCTTTACGGCTAGGTAAGTGTAGTAGTTGTGCCCGGCAGGGCGGGCAACTACTACCTCTAGCCTTTTAGTACTAGTAGTCGTTGTATATATAAGGCGTTTACTACTAGTTTTGAGACAAAGTTGAGACAGCTATTTTTCGGTGTAAGAGTAAATGTTTTCTTTACCCTTTTGAGTCTTTAGTTCACTAATATTTCGAGTCTTTTTAATAAGATTTCGGAGCTTATCTGGGTGAATTTGTTCGCCTGTAGTTTCCTCCAGTTTGCTTCGGAGATTATTTAGACCCATAATTGAGTTAGGTTTTAGTAATTCGATCAGGGCTGTGGTGAGCTTATCGTTTAATCTTTTCGACTCTTTAGTCTGCCCTGGCTTTCTTAATTTAGGTTCCATATCGGGCTTATGGATAAAGTTTGGCCATGAAAATTCTACCACTTGGGGGGAGGGAGTTGGAAAGTCTCGGAGGGTGGCTTCGAGGACGAGGTGATCCTCTTCTTCGTGGGGGGTTAGGGTAAGGATGGCATCGGGGTCACGGGCAAATACGCCTGACCCGCTTGCCCTGTCGATGTGGTCTGTGTCAGACTTATTTCCTTTTGAGAAGTGGTGGGCATAGACGAATGAGCAGTCGAGTCGCTCGGAGAACTTCTCCATACGGTTAACTATTTCGGAGATCGCACCGGCATCATTCTCATCTGCCCCTGTGGCGAGCTTATAGAATGGGTCTACGATTACGAGGTCGGGCTGGAAGTCCTCGAGGTCTTCTATGTGGTGGACGAGGTCTTCGAGGGTACGGGACTGGCCACGGAGTGAGCAGTATAGGAAGTTTGGGCTGTTTTGGTCGTATTGGGGGTTGGCATTTACCATCTCGGCAATCCGGCGGGAGGCTATTCGCTTTTTAAGTTCGAAGTCGAGGTAGATTACCTTGGAGGTGGCGGTGCGGTGGCCTAACCAGGTGGACCCGTTGGCGGCGGCAAGGCCGAGGTGGAGGAGGGATAGTGTTTTTCCCGCCTTGGATGAGCCTGATATAATCATTTTTGATCCTTTGTGGAGGACATTCTCGATCACCTGCTTGGGCATGGGATCGTTATTGTGCCTCATCATTTGGGGGAGCGTTTGGAACTTGGGCGGGGGGAGCGGATCATCGATGGCCACGGAATAGGTGGATGGATGATCACCGGTTGAGGCGGTAGGATATTCTACCTTTGGGAGGGTGGATAAGTAGCGGTCGATCTCGTCTATAATGGGTATGGTACGCTCGTTTAAGTAGTCTTCTTTATAGGCCATGTTATTGTTGTTAGTTGTTTGATTTTTTTACTAATATAATAAAGTCGGGCTTGCGGGTATCGGGGTCGCGGACGATTATCACCTGTGTGCCTTCCGTCATTCGGTCGGCAAACTGGCAGGCATCTTCGAGGGGAACGCCTAAATTAATAAACCGTCTTGCGATGGTTTTTTTAAGGAGGAATGCGTTTATTCCTTCCAAAAGATTACCTCCTGCCTGACAGGGAATGGTTCGCATTCCTTTTTGCGGGTTCCCCAGGGTAGCCGGCATAGCTGGTTCATTAGTTTGAATCGTGGATCTCCGCCCAGCTTTTGAGAGAGTTCGAGGAACGATGCTTTATTACCTGGTGTCCAATGGAACCAAGCGTGTAGAGACTTCCCTCCTGAGTTTACAATCATCTTGAGCTCGGCCTCGGTTTCTAGGCGTTTGATGAGGCCTAGCTGTTGCTCGAAGGAAAGGGATGGATCGTCTGTCTCGTGGAGTAAATACTTTCTCCCTTCCACCTGTGACTCCGACCGGTTGGTCGCCTGGGCGGGGAAGCAGTTATAAGTGATGAATTGATAGTCATCGAGGTTTGGCTGGTTTATCCAATCGGATACAGCCATTAATGCTCCACGCTCGGCTACTGCTTTTTGTATAAAGATTGATTCGTTGGGGCTGAAGAGTTTGGCAACCGCCTGAGCCGCATTCTGAGGAATGAGGTCAGAGCGCAGGACATACTTCTCGAATAGCCCATGCTCGCCTAGGTTGTTTTCTTTTAGCGATGGATCGGGAGGTGTTATCTGTATTGGATTGGTAGGCAGGTTTGGATTGTGATGCCTTATGTATGCCCCTCGTACTGCGTTGCGTATCTCATACGGCTGGTTTGGCCGATGGGATATTTGTGAGAGTATTCGCTCAATAATATTTATGGCTGTCTGTTCGTCCTGTGTATACTTTGTAACTACGAGGGACAATTTTAGGATCACATCGTGATGAGACAAAAGTCCGCCTGGCAGGTTTTCTAGACACCTGCGTAAATCTCCTTTTAGGGTGGCCATTATTCGTCTGCCAGTAACCGTGTGATCTGCTCAGTAATCTTTAGCATTGCCCCTCTTTCGATCTTGGAAATCGTCTGCTTTGCGACTCCTGCCTTTCGGGCAATCTCATCCTGAGTAAATCCTCTATGGTCCTCGGGTAATGCTCTGAGCATCTGCCGTAGACGGGCATCAGTTGCCATCTTGCGGATGGAATTGGATGGTCTACTCGGCATTATTATCCACCGTCACCCACTCGGTTATAAAATGATCAGGTATACCATGCTCGGAGATATGAGAATCATTTGGATCGATTTGATGGCCTTCCCGAGAGATGTGGATTATCTTATACGATATTCTGTACAGGTCAGCCCATCGCTTGATCGCCCATGCCTCATTGGGGAATCGGATATCATCAAATACAACGAGGCGTTTTCCGAGGTAAGGCTCGGCCATCCGCTTGGCCGCATCGACCCATATGTTTGGATACCCTGATGGCCCTTCCCTACCCCATGTGGTCCCCAATTCCTGTAGCATCTTGCGCACAGTAATATGCTCGGGGAATCCTGGTATCGGTTCTTCCTTTTTATCGAGCCAAATCGGATGGGGTAATATTACCTTGAGCATCTCCTTGATCGGGGTGGCGAATGACAGGGTCACTCCACCGAGGGATCGTGCATAGGTCGATTTCCCTACACCTTTTGGACCGCATAGGCCTATAAGTAATGTCCTCATTCTATTATGCCCGACCCTCCCATAATCGCACAGAAAAATGCGGTTACTATCCACAGCCATGCACCTATTGCCAGGAGCAAGAACCCCGTATACGCCAACCATTCCACCAGTTTTTTCATGCGCATACTACCTTGTAAGTTGTTTTAGGTTTCTCATCCTTCGGTGGAATAGGAGGCATATATTGTATCTTACCTCGCATCTTCGTATATCGTTCATGCCTATATGTTCTCATAAATCCACGCCGGCCATAGAAGTTATACTTTTTGCCGGTTCTTTCGGTCATGCCTTGCCCGTCAATGATCTGCTCACGAGGTAAATAAACCACTCGTTTAATCGGCAAATGTGGTCTGCCTTTTACCTTTGGTTTACCACCAAACCTTAATTCTTTTTTACTGATGCTTTTGGGCTTTAACTTAGGTATTGAGGCATAAATTAAAACCTTGAAGCAGAGGAATAACATATCGTAAGCATAGTCAAAATTACTATCAGCATCCAATAAGGCTTCTTTAGTTACATTACCTGTACCTCTTACAATAAGAGTTTGCGGAGCATCTTTAGTTTCATAACTAAATGCACACTTTTTCTCGTTACTTGGTTCTTGTTTGTAATCAAGTCCAACGGATTTTGAAAAACTCTTAGGTTCAGCAGTATTCAGTAAAAAGGTTCCTAATTCCGGATCTTCAAAATAAAATTCCAAGGACTCATTAAGTATTGGTAAGTCTTCAAATGTGATACCCTCTAAATCGGTTTGTGCTAAATCGTCTGATACTTTCTTATCGACTACAATTTGCTCACCATATTGCACATGGTAACGCTTCGATATAAATGAAACTATTGAAAGTCTTGCCTGAGTTGGGTCATCATAATTTGAAGGATTAAAAATATAACTGGCATAAAACTTCCAGTTATTATCCTGAACCTCTGTGTAATCTAAGTTTTTTAAGAACTTCATAATCAGTAGTGTGTTTTAATTTCCCCCTCTGCGGCCAAGGGAAGCCCAGGCATGACATCGGGTTCTTTCGTTAGTAGTTGAATAAGTAAATCGAGTGCCGCCTGCCCTTCATTCTCTGCCACTTCCACGGTTACAGAGTCATGGACATGGAGGCAGATCGGCAGACCCGCATCTTCGATGCGCACAAGCGCGTCTGCAAATATCTGCCTGGCGGTTGCCTGTACCATGTTTTGAAACAGCCTAGCCCCATAGATTTTTACCGGCTCATATCCCCGAACGGTTGAGGCGTAAAGATCCCCGTCCTTCTCATGGGCATTGAAGTAGCTGACTGGGCTGTCATACAATGTGGTAAATGTAATACACTCGGGAGTATCTTTCATCCACTCACGGAATTGGTCTTCCATTTTGGACCAAGAGAGCATGACATCGGGGTTCTGTGCGCGGTATAGAAGCACCTGCTTTTGTGCCTCTGATTCTGTCATCGATACCCCGTAGCTTTTGGCTACTTCCAAAAACTTACCTGCTCCACATCCATAGCCCAGCCCGAGCAGTCTAGCCTTGCAAAGCTTTCTCATCTCAGGGGCAAGCTCGGCCATTGGTTCATCCTCATTGTACAGCTTGGACGCTCGGCCATGTGCTTCGTATATATCAATCCCTCCACGGACTAGGCCGAGAAAGTCTGCATCGCCTACGAGGTACGCAATTACGCGCGGTTCAATCTGCGACAAGTCTGCCGATACGAGTACCCGCCCAGCCGGTGTCTTCAGACACTCTCTTACCGATATCCCTTCCACCTTATCGTTAGGAATAGCCTGGAAGTTTATCAGGCCAGCACCGCTCCATCTTTTGGTATGGGGAGCGCCACAATATTTCAGTCGGGTAGGCACTCGGCGGTCCATCCGCTGACCCATGATTAATTTCTCTAAAGTGGTATGGGCGAGGTTTGCCTGTCTCCATAGAGTTGTTTGGCGGGGGGTATCATTTAATACCTTTTCCATCTTCTCGATGAACTGCTGGCACAGTGGACCATCTATCGGTAATCCCCTGTTTGCGATTCGGCGAGTGATGGCAGAAAGTGTTCTTTCTTTCCTTGAAAATCCGACATCGAGTTTCCGATATACACGGAGACAGGCTCGACTATCTTCTAAAGCGTAATTGATAAAATTAGAGTTCGCCTGAATATCTTCAACGGATAATCCCGCCATCTGTTCACGGGCATCCTTCGATAATTCCTCATCAAATAGTTCTTTATATACCGAGGAGAGTGGTCGGGGTAGCTGGTGATACGATGCCATGTCTGCCGTACATATCCAATCCGCAGGCATAAACTGGGGCATCTGTCCCTTGGTTATGGCCGCCCTCGCACAGACCGAATCAAACTCGGCATTGTGGGAGATTAGGGTATGACCGTTTAGGCGGTCTGCCGGCATATCCTGTGGCTTGCCTACCCATTCAAATCCATCCTCTGCTACGATGGATACCAGGGTGACCTTGAAGTCGGGGTGCTTCACATACCGGTCGAGACCGATAGTGGTCACCGAGTATTTCTTCGTCCAGTAGGTTTCGAGGTCGAATGCTACAATCATACCACTTCCCGAAATAAAGTTTCTGCCGATAGGATTGCATTTTCGAGGGTTGGATATTCTGTTTCGGGGAGATCCCTATCGATCTGCAAACGCCAATTATGTCCACCATCCTCAAGCTCGACCAATCTGATATCTGCCTGCCTATTTCCCGCCTTTACGATTACCTTTGATCCACGGGGTAATCCCAATCCCATTTTATATTCTGTTATTTTTTTCATATGTTAAAAAAGAAAAGAGCCACTCTCCCGACCGAGTGTCGCCGAGGTGTCCTGTCTCTGTTTTCCTGACGCGGTATTACCGCCCATCGGAAAGTAGCTCTTAAAGTTGTTCATTTGTTTAAAACCTTCCCAATCTGTTTCCCTATCCACTCAGCCACATTGACGGTGACGGCATTGCCCATCGCCTTATAGCGTGGACCATCTGCCTGTTTGACCACCTTGCCGGTAGCCTTCCACTCGTTCCCCTCAAGGATCAGTTCCATCTTTTCCGATGTCCAATTATCGGGGAATCCCTGTAGTCGTTCGCATTCGATTGGAGTGAGTCGGCGGACGGTTAAAGCATGAGCCACCCCCACGCCTTCCCCGCCTTGCTGGCTACGCAGAGTTACCGATACATCCTCGGAAGCCTTGGGGGTTGTGTCTCCGTTCCATGAGACGACTGAAGGTTCACGCTGCCCTCCGCCCATGCAGTTTAAGGTAGGGCTGACAACCTCTTTAATATCACCTGTTATTCTAGGTTCGCCGTCTGCACTTCGAGGCTCAAATGCGATACCTTCTTGCTCGTAAGCTACCCCATGCTTATCCAACCCATTAAGGGTAAAAGCTACATCCTTATTTACTCCGCTACCTTGCGAACTCTGCGAAGTCTCTCCACCACCTTGAAGGCAGTAGGTTTCTTTTTGCTCGATTACACCAGGTACATCTCCACCTATTTTAAGGGTATGATTTATATCACCCGTAACTGCATTGTTGTACCAATCTACGCCTTCAATAATCGCCTTCCCCTCCTTCACCCATTGGTTCGATCCAATCTTATCATTATCCTTCGCACATAGCGTGGCCATTAGGTCAGGATCACTTCCTGTGGATTGAGCCTGTATCACCGCACAGAAGTTGCCCTTGTCGGGCATGAACTGATCATGGCATCGGGTGGTCAGGCTTGAGCTTGTTTGGCTTCCATCGCTGAATGCGGCATTTACCGCAAGCGTCTCACTCCCTCCGCCTAAATCTCCGCCTTGGCTTCGCAGGGTTCCGCATCCTTGCTCGTACCCTCCGAAGCTACTCGCTGTAAAGCCCGCTCCAGCATCTCCGGCAGTTCCTTTCCCCGCTTTTCGGCTCGGCGCAGGATACCCTGGCAGGCTTTCGGTGATAGCGAGTATTTCATCGCAGGATTCGCCTCCAAAATCTGAGACAATGAACACGCGCTTCCGTCTTTGGGCCACACCGAAATACTGGCTGTCGACCAAGCGCCATCCTGTTTCACAAGCCCCGCTGTCGAGTAGCTCTCGGATGCACCTTGCAAGTGCGACACCATCATCTGCGGAGAACAATCCACCGACATTTTCTGCCACCGCAAAGCGTAGCCTGCATCCTCGGGTTCGCAGTTCCCGAATAAGTCTAGTTGCTTCATAGAATAATCCTGATCGTTTTCCATCTAATCCCTCTCTTTTACCGGCCACGCTCAAGTCCTGGCATGGAAATCCGTATGTTATAAAATCCGCATCGGGCAGATCATCCGCTGTTACTTTTGATACATCGCAGAACAGGGGAACATTCGGCCATCTGTGCTTTAATACACCCGCCGCATTCTTATCCCATTCCACTTGGGCAACGCATTCATGCCCCGCCTGTTCCATACCGAGGTCAAATCCACCAACCCCAGCAAATAAGCTAATAAACTTCGCCATCTTCTCTGCCTCCTTTTTTCCGCCTTATGTCCAAATCATCGGGGTTGGGCAGTACCCTCGGGATATCCGTTCTGTACTTCCTGCCCTTCAAATCATAAGCCAACTGGCATTTATTAAATGCCCGATACCATCCATCGTTGGCCTCCTGATAAGTCAGCATTGGATTGACTACTTTCCTTTTTTTGAAAAAGGTTTCATCCCGCCAATTCCGTGGACCCTGTGTGTTATTTATCCCCTCGGATCGTAGTTCTTCAGGCTCCGCCATATCTCACACACTCCCTTAAATACTTTCCATGCGTCCCGAAGTTCATCGGGGCTGTAGCTGATAACTTCAAAGCGACCTGGTTCCGTTGAGGACAGGTAGCAATTTGCTCCGTAGATTCCCTCGCTCATCATCCGATCCTCGCCAAAGTAGGTAGCCCCATAGGCCGCAATCTGATGAATCTGAAAATCGTAACTTGTTACCTTGACCCCCTTCTTCGTCTTCCTTGTCTTCCAATCGACTATGAAGTTCTGCCCCTCGGGTCCCTTTCCTACGATATCCACAGTTCCCGCAAATCCATGCTCAAGATTGACCATCATCTTCTCCCGCTCAATGAATCGTAATTGATTCTCCTGCTTCCAATCGAATGCAGGCTGTACATACTCAAGCAGATCATCATCCACAGGAAAGCCCTCAAAATACTTCTCGATTGCATCGTGTATTCTCGTACCAAAGTCAGCCGCCTCTTCCACAGGCTTCTCATGCTCAATCAAGCACCTATCTGCAAATCGTTCAAAAGTTTCGTCCATTTTACGAGGGTTGTCGTAAGCTATCCGTAAAAGCTGATCCTGTTTCCAGCGATCAAGCCCAGGCTTGGCAAACAATCCAAGTATACCGGTGACGCTGGGAAAGAGCTTGTGCTTCTTGGCATCCCTCAAGGTAGTATTTCTTTCCCCGTCACCTTTTGCCAAGGGCATGGTGTGGCGAGGTTCTCCTGTAGCGGTGTACCAATGGCCACCACTACCCCGCTTTGGTTTAGCGCTTAAAATAGCCATTGATTCCCTCCTTAATTACTACGCATAGAAACCATGCAAAATGAAAGGCTCGCTTTAAATATTTCATACTTTTAGCCAGGGGTACTCGGTTTCTAATCCTTCAATCACTTCACGAGTCTGCACATCATACTCCCTACGATCCTCAATAGCTTTGACCGCATATATGAAGTTTGTGTGATCTCGATCCAACTTGGCTTCCATCTCCATGTATGGCATCCGAAGCAGTTTTCTTACATAGTAGTAAACTGTCTGCCTCGCTACTGCGATTGGTTGCTTACGCCTGCGGCCGTTAAGGTCCTTAACAGATACCTGAAATCCCTCCGCCACAGCCTTCTTAATTTTCGGAATAGTAGGCTCGTTCATAGCTGGAAAAACATATCGGCGACCACTCCAAGAAGTCCGATAATCAATAATATAGATGGGTTAAAAAAATATTTCATAATTAGTAGTTGTTTGGGGTATAAGCGGGTGACCGATGAAACAAAAAATCGGCCACCCGCCATGATGTGGATGTGGTAGTCGCTCCTCAGAACGGCGCTGGGGCCGATGGAGCGGAAAACATTTGTGCCTGTGCAGGCTGTGCTACAGGAGCGGGTTGAGGTTGAGCAACAGGAGCAGGTGCAACTGCTTGGGGCTGTTCAACGGTTACCTGTGTGGTCGTCTGTGGCGCAGGCGCGGAAGCACCGCCAGGTATATTGAACTGTGCGGGCTGTGGAACCTGTGCTTCCATGCCTGCCATCACAGGGGTTACCGATGTGATGTCCGAGTAGGTACGGCCTTTGCCACTTACCTTCTGAACGACATTGATCATTGCTCCCTTACCTCTTAAAGATTCAGTATCGAATCCAGCACCCGGTGCAGAGCCGAGCCATGAAGTAAGGACTGCTGTGAGTTTACTCTTCTCGTGGGCAGAGATTTTCATCTCTCCAGTTTGGATAATTTGACCATCCTGTGTCCCGAAAAGAAACCGGCAGACATCCAAGGTTTCGATTTGTGAAGGATCTTCATACTTTGGGCGTTGAATACCAAAGCTGTCTTTTACATCGAGACAGACCGCCAAGTATTGACCAGGGCGGGCAGGTTCAAGAGGCCAGCCTGTAATAGGTCCCTCTCCGCTTGTTGATTGTTGTAGGATTGCCATGTGTTTAGGTTGCCTGTTTTAACGAGTCGGCCTCTCGGTTTAGTGATTAATAGAATCGTGTAGAATCAGTAAGGCATCCGCTGTTTTGAGCGTTAGCCCTTTTACGCTTGGGTAAAGTCTCTTGGCATGGTTCATTAGAACCTTCTTCCGTTTGCCCGATGTCAGCCCACTCAGCCCGCCCAGCCCCTTCTGCCAATCCTGTGGGCGGACAAGGGTGTAAGGTATCTCCAATGCCCGAAGGACACCTTCCAGGTAGCCGGCTGATTTACCTAATTTGAACGATGATGAGCTTGGGATCATCTTACCCGCAAACGGTGGAACGAGTTCTACGAACGCCTCTATGCGGTCCACATCGGGATGGTCTTTTAAGTCCTGCAAATGTTCTACAAATTCAAAGTCCTCCCCGAGATTATGTAGATTAATTCTAGACAAACTTCCCCAAGCGATTGCGTACCCGCCACTCTTGCCTGGATCGATGGCGATGGACAGCTTCATGCTTTTGCCTCCTGTAAAATCTGAGACAAAGTCCACTCGATGTCGGAGCGGATAAATTTATTGCCCAGCTTCCTCCAGCCATATTTTTTACGCCAATCAATTAACTGACGCTCGGTGAGTCTAAAAATCTCCTTTACCTCGGATCGAGTAAGGAGTAGTGGGTGATATTGTTTTAGTAGTTTTTCTGTTTCCATTCGGTGAGTGTTTCACCGGCAGGAAAAAAAACTGTATTAGTTGTTCACTATTTAGGTCCTGTGAGGACGATAATGTATATTGTGCGAACACACTTTTAATCCCGCCGGTAGTTTATGGCTAAATTTTGAAAGATCAGATGCGATCCCATCACGAATCACATTTGGCAATATTAACATAAAACTTATCCTGTCAACACTCATGTGATAAAAAGTTCAAAAAAATACATATCCCCCTATTTATTATTGGATTTATCGTGTTTTTTTCTTTGTTTCTCAAGCCCTTTATATCTGAGAACTCGGTAATAATTAGAATCTCCACGAACTTTTTTCTTACCCGTTCCTGAAGATCCACCAATCGAACCCAACAGCTTGGCTGCCTCTTTAACTCTGTCCTCGCGGTCATATACCCGCACATTGATCGACTTCCCGCAGACGCTATAAACGATTCCATGCCATTCATTAGAACTGACTGAATGCAAATCTGCGAGATTAACATTACACCATAAGTACCAGGTTCTCCGAATAGCTTCAGAACCTCGTTGCTTTAAATGGTCCCAATCTCGTGCAAAACATTTTCGGGTCTGTCCTTTATAGGATAAAACGCAGGCTAACTTATTTCGTTTATTAATTTTATTTCTCATGTATGCAAGTGCTTGCCTTAAAAACTATGAAATTTTTTACAATATAGCAACGCAAACTTACGGAAAACTCCGTAAAACTACATAGTTTAACGCAAGGGTTTGTGCGGAATATTTCGGAATGTTAGTCCGATATTAGCGGAAACGCTCGGCAGATTTAGCACCTGCACTTACCGCAGGTAGCATGAACCGATTACCAGGCATAGCTGGTGCTTGGCGGGTAATGCGATTGGCGGGTTGGCGGGAGAAGTTTCCTGCCGGTAAAAAGTTTACTTCTTGAGATCCTCGGGAATTAGTTCTTCCTCCTCGGGGGTTGGTTCGTAATTGCGATCCCCCCAACTCAGGCCGATATAATTCCTGCGAGTTATTGGCAGATTCATTTGTTCCATCTGCCCGACTATTGGATCTTTCTGTAACCCACTCAGGCTCTGTAATTCCGCCTGCGACTTCAAGGATTTGTTTTCTTGTTTCATTTAAGGTTAGTTCTCCATTCTCGTATTTTTCCCACAAATTGTCAATTTTACCCTTATTGGATTTTGTTTTCCATTTAGCCTCATACAAGCCTCTGATCGCTTCCCATGTTATACTTTGCATTTCTCTAGGTAAGATTCCCCGTGCTTCTGCGGCTTTTCTGTATGCGTCTGCATAGATGCCATACGTACCACTAATTCCTTTTACGGAACTATTCTTAATACTTCGTTTTGCACCTTTAGGCTTGGACCCGAAATTATTTGCTACTTCTAAATCTGCACCAGCTAATGGTCGAAGTAAAGCCGCGGCAATCGCATGAGTATCTATTGTTACAGAAAACTTATCTGCATTTGGAAGAAGGATATTATTGTAAAAGTTTCTAATTTTATGAGCGTTACCTAAAGCAGTTGAAATGCTTTCCTTAGATGGATTTCTTAAAACTTTAACAGCCTTAGAAATTTCAGTCATACTGCCCCAAGCTACTTTTTTATTTGCCCCATCTAGTGATTTCGCAAGTCCGATAAAATCCCCTTCAGGTGAAACAACCTGGTACTCTCTTGGATTATAAACTTCATCGTATGAACGAATAAAAGCGGCTTGTTCATAGTCACTCTTTAAATCGTTCAAAGTTTTACCAACCATAGCTTCTGCGATCTCGGTTGCTTTCTTTTTACCAATACCTTTTTCAAAAAGCTGAATATATTTTTTAGCCATAGCTTTATCGAACGCAAAGCCTGATTGATCTTTATAGATATCAAGCATTCTGCGGGCTAAGTCTACATTCATAAACCAGTCTTTTTGTGGAGATAAGGAAGCTAAAGCGGCGGCAATCGATTGTTTATCATTACCATATTGTTGATTCCACTTCTCGGTAATATTTCTAGCACCATCATACCAAAGTTTAGATCGATCTCTAACTTCAGGACGAACCTGGTCGTGCAGGTATAAAAGATTATCTACAACATGGTCCACAAAGCTATCTATAATCTTTTTGGGTACCTTAGAATTTCTCTTAATACCTGGATATTCTTGGAGTGCTAAAGCGTGAGATTCAAGCATTGTGACATCATCAGCAATCGATGCTGTATTGATTATTAAATCTTCTGTGATTGGATTCTCGGTTGCATTCTTAGCGGTAGGATTCCTTGTACTAATCTTGAAGTCTAAATCAGCGGCCTCGGCTTGCTTCCCCTTCCCCGCACCAGCCTCGGAGGCCGGCATGAAGAGTTTCTGCCCGCTTTCTAATTCGTTACGAATCTGATTAGCTGTTCGATCTGAGTCCCTAGACTTGGTAATATCCTGTGGGTTTACATACTCCCGTCTTTGACTAAACTCCTGCCCATTCTTATCGAAACCATAGAATGGATTCTGCTCGGGATTATCTGCTACTCCTGATAGACGAGAACCATCCTTTAAATAGACTGGGCTTTTAAATGTTCTAAGTTTTGCCGATTTATCCCTTGAAGATTTTGGTCTAAAGAAACTACCAGGTGAACCTTCTTGGATTTCGGTTGGCATAAGCAACTTCTTAGCCCTATCGACATTTACATTGGAGTTTCGGTTGCCTGACCTAGTTACATCAAATATCCGATCCAAGCGGAAAGTCTTAGTGGCTGGTCCGAATGGTTGCCGCTTGGATGGGTTAAACATATCCATCCCTTTTAATTTACTTATTTCAGAAAGTATCGGATTTAAATTAATATGCTCGGTATCGATTGCCCCGTGCAATGCATTAAGGAAGTTCTTCTTGCGGATTGCTCGGGAAGGATCGTCATCTAATCCAAGTTGGCCATCCATGCCATTGGCGGTATTAACTCGGTACTGTCGAAATGCTTCCCATACTTCTGTGTCGTTATCAAATAGTTGGTTATATTCGTCTCTGTATTTACCTGGTAATCTCTTACCACCTTTTAAGAATTTAAGGTTCTTTTCGAGTTGGGGAACATCGTGTAAAAGGGCGAGAATATTTCCATCCTTTGTAAGTTTAAATCCGTATGGCATTTCTTGCCTTAAAGCAAATGGTACAGCTTTTGGCTTTCTACCGGTTGATGCGGCAAAGTATCCAATTAAAAAGCCTGCTCGCTCACCATCGCCCTCCCTTAATGATCGACTAATTTCTCGAAGTGTTTGAATTTGACGAGGATGCCAGGGACCTTGTGCCAACTCATCAATCATTTCAGGAGTTAGGTTAGTAATATCCCTAGTCGATTTCTTCCCGTCCTTATGGGTGATGATATCAACTCCGTTTTTCTCAAATACTTTGATGGCATGATCGCCTTGCGCCCTGTTCTGTTTTTCCAACTCTTTTGCGGTATACCTCTTTGGAGTGCCAGTTGGACCAGTTTCTAATTCCGATCCTTTTCCATCTGCGGTTGGCCTCCATTTGAATATTCCACCTGTGTCGAGTTTTGCTTTAATGGCTGGGTCGTTTTGATCTTTTATTGAGAACGAGTTTTCAAAATCACCTTGATCGATTGGTCGCTTTGCTTTTCGAGAGTCTATGCTTAATTCTTTATCCACCCGATTTGTACCTGGTGTGATTACCTCATCGCCTTGGATTTCCCTCTGTCTCATCGCCCGAGTGTCTTTGTAATACTGGTCGATTAGTTTAGTAATTTCAGGAATCCTTCTTTGTTTACCTTCAAAGAATCCACCTTCGATAAATTTACCATCCGCTTTCATTGGGAAGTTCATTTTTAATAGAAAGTCCCGAATGAATGGAGTGCCTAGCATCGCCTCAGAGGATGCACGGATAATCTTTTGTGCGACTGTATTACCTTTGTCTTTTTTTCCGCTTAATAGATAGTCTTTAACTTGATCAGCAAATAGTTCAGATGCAAATATTTGATTACCCTCCGGTCCTTGATATCGGTCTGCATTTGCAGGATCAATTGATTTATCGGCAGATAACTTTTGTAAATATATATCCCGTAAATCTAAGAACTCTTGATTAGGTTCGATTTTACCTTCGTCATTATATTTACCATATACCCCACCTTCTTTAGTCACAGGATCGCCGAAGAATATTTTATTAACCATCGGGGTAAGTCCGTGAATTTCTATCTTATGCCCAATTTCATGGGCAAGCACTCCTTCGATTAACCCCGCCCCTGTGTCCCTCCGATATTCAATTACAGAAGTTTGAAGGTCGGGATTAAAACTAAAGTTGCCCTGCCCTTCTGTACCAGGTTGGAATATTACATCGGGATGGGATAGGCTATAACCAGCCAAGGCCATGCGGATATGCAAAGGTAATGCATCAAAATCTGCCTGTTCACTCTTATTAAGGTGTTCACGATAGTAATGAACATCGCCCATCTTTTGCTGAAACAAATCGCCTTTATTTTTAAAGGTCTGATACATCCCAGCGCCCGCTCCAATTGATGTGAATGGTGCAGATACTAATGCACCTGCCAATGCACCTTCTACTTGTCCGCCTGAGCCGACATAGCCAAAGGTGGCAGGTAAAGTTGATCCCGCAGTTACCACAGTTCCGAATCGTCCAAGTGCCTCAATGCCTCGACCAAGTGTGGGTGTGCGATCTAAAAATTGTGCTACCTTTCGAGTCGGGTTGGACAGCATTTTATTGGTGTCACTTAAACCTGGTCGAAATGGTGCGCCGGTTGGAAATTCATCTGTTACAGATGTTGCGATCCCTCGACCTATTGGTCTAATCTTATCAATCGTCTTTTCTAAAATGGTCTCGCCACTAGATGTTCGAGTGAGTGCTTGAAAGCGGTCAGCATTAGCTCCGATCAATCCTTCATCTGCCGATGGCAACAATGCTAACCTATTAAAAAACGGACTATTCTCACCCCTCGCATAGATCAACTCTGGTCCGATCACTCGACTATCCCTGATTGCGGCATCGGAGAATTGTGCCAGTTTGGGTAAGAATTTTAATGCGAATGCACCTCCACCAATTTTAAGGAGAGAGTCGGATATTCCGCTACCGCCTTCTTGGTTACTTAAAATAGCACCACCACCTAATCCTAATATACCTGTAGGGTATAAAACTTTATTAGTAAATTGACGATACTGTTTCCTTGCCGCTTGTTCGGTTATCTCCTCACCCGCTTCGGTGGCTGATCTCATAATATAAGATATTGCTACATTTTCAGGCATTGTAGAAAGTATCTTTGCACCTTTTAAGACTGATGGTGCTAATGCTCCAACTGCCGCACCTTCAGGCCCTGCTAAAGATGCCCCAATGGTTGCACCGGCTATTTCAGGAGTCAGTCTAGCACCCATTGCGATTCCTTTGCGTACAAGCCCAATCTTTCCGTTGGGCTTCATGGCGTTGTAGACCATATTCATGGACAACTTACCAGCATCAGTTGCAGTATCTAAATTTTTAGCGGCTACCTTCAGTAGTTCATCGGGTGATGATTGGGCGGCCATTCGCAAGAATAAAGAATTACGGGCATATTTATCTACAATTTTTTGCTTCTCTAAGAGTTCAGCATTTAATTCTACCAATCTACTTCCAACCCTTTGATGCATGGCAGATTGCTCGGGTAATTTATCTAGATATTTTATTGTAGATGCTTTTGCTTTATTTAAAATATTTACCTCTTTTAAGGTTTTAGAAATACGACCTGATAGTGCGATTCGTTGGGGAGCCGTAACTCCTTTTGCGAATGTACCGCCAGCCATATTCATTGGATCTCCGACCACTTCCGTAAGGAAAGATAATCCAGTATCGGGCTGTACCAATCCTGAGCGGATATCCTGTTGAAGATCAGAATCTAAATTTATATCCTCCTCATCGATTAAGATTTCGTTTAAGTCTTCTGCCTCAACAATTGGGGTTAGTCCTCCAACTAATCCCGCGACCATTGCCTTTGCAGACTCTTGTGGGTTCTCCAATACAAAAGCCGCTAATTCAGCTGAATTTTCGTAGCGATGATTTATTCCATCCAACTCAATGGCTGAATTTACATAATCTAACACATCAGCTTCATCGGTTTCATCCAACAGAAGTTTATCTTTTAAAAACTTTCCGCCTTTAAATAAAAACTCTCCACCACTAGCGGCTCGGGCATACCCCTCCCCCACTCCAGTAACCATCGAATCCTGTGCGTAATCCATTGCGGCAGTTTTAACTCGACCACGAGCGTCCTTATTCTTCGAGTAGAATGCCATACCTGTCCGCTTGAGAGCTTCAGTAATTGGATCGAAGTCTAATTTATCCTCGGTATTATCAAGAAAGCCAAAAAGGTATTTTCCCGCCTCCCTAAATTGATCTACATTTTCAGTTTTTTCATAGGGTACTGCCTTGTCAGGAAGTCTAAGTAATTTATCGTATGGACCCGAGATTCCTATACCTAAATCAGGAGACAATGTCCCGCCTGTTAGAGTTTTAGATATTTGTAAACCCCGCAGTACAGCTTTCCCTCCTAAGTCGAGTAAACCATCAATTATGCCAGGTTGTTCCGGTTGTCCTTCTACAGGTTTAGTCTCACCGAAGAATCCATTTTTATAGGCAGAAATCTTCTCCTCATCAGTCAACTGAGACAGCCCTAAAGGTCGAACTTGTTGCTTAACTACCTCCCAAAAATCCCGCTCAGTTGGTGGGGGTAAATCGTCTGGCCCTTCAAGTACTACGCTTCCAATTTGTGGAATACGAGGGTGGGAGATTTCGTACTCAGCCATGTCTATCTTGTTTTAATTTTAAATCCGCCTGAAGTTTGTAAATCTTGACTTGGTTGAGGATTATTCCCTCGAACTCCTAGTCGATTTGGTTGAGTTTGAGGTGAAGGGTTTTGGCTATTTATGCTAGACCCGAAATGTTCATACAAATCCTGTGTAATGTCATTTTCTGGATCGTTAAGCCAAGCCATTGCCATCTTAACTCGTTCCTGTGGTAGCATTCCCTCATCCTTTAGTCCTTCAATGTATTTATTTAATTTTACATCACGATTTGCCCGTTTTTTAGCATATTCAAGCATTAGCCTATTACCTAGCTTAGTATTAACCATCGATGGACTCATGGCTGTGAAAAGATCCATTTCTTTTTCCGAGATTGATCCCTTTGTTTGTGAGATTGCTTTAAATACAAATTCACCACTTAACTGAGTAAATTTTTCAGCGTTGGCCAATTGCTTCTTTTCTTCATCTGTAAAATCATATCCTGCTGACATTGCATATTTTTTAAGTGTGTTTTTAAAGTTTGAAAGGCCACCTGTGTCATCCACTTTATCCAATGTGCTTAACATGGTGTTAACTGTCTGTATAGTATTTGTACCAGTAATTGCTCTCTCCCTCCAATCAGTCTCTGTATCCATCGCTTGATTGTCTTCTTTTGTGTCGATATTTATTCGCCTTACATCTCTTGGATCAGGGATTCTTGGGGGCTGAGTAGGTGCTATTCCTACAATCTTACCAGGAGTTCCATCAGAGTTTTGTAGTGCGATAACATTCTGCCCTGTTTTTGGGTCATTGATAGTCATCGTCTTACCTGTGCCTTTAGAGGCTTCAGCTTCCGCCTTCTGTAAACTCATAAATCGATTAGCTGATAGTCTTGGGTCCATGCCTGTTTCCCTAGCCACAGTTGCGAAATCTTCTGCCCCTAAATTACCCACAGTAGTTTTTGGTTGTCGCTCAATTTCTGCATCCAAAAAGCGGTTACGCATTTCGGTATCTCCACCAAGTGCAAATAAGCCTGGTCTAGCCATGTCAGCATTTTGCTGAACAGCAGGATCGGTTGTTTCGGAAATCAAATTTTCTGAAAAATTTATGAGTCGCTGAGTTTCCGCATCTGCCCTTTCATTTTTCTGATCTATCTCTGCCTGCCTAGCCGCCCTTCCTTGGGCCGCAATATTTGATTGTGTGGCCAGCCTTGACTGCTCCATCTTCATCTTGGCCTCGGCTTCCTGTTTGCGCTGATACTCGTTTTGAAGGAATGGGTTCTTGGCGATTGCCATTGCATCTTTTTCGGCCACGCCTTGGCCCATCAAAAAGCCAGCAATCTCGCTTGCCCTTTTCTTTTTCTGTTGCCCTTCGATAAATCCCTTTGCCACTTGGCCGAGTGCCTGACCAAAGGATGCATTGGCGGCGGCATTTGCCCGTCCCGCTTCAAGGAATGGTGAGAAATCGACTCGCATGAGTCCCGCCTGAACTGTGTCTCCTATTGCCATGATTATTTTCCTCTACCTAAATATCCACCAGCGGCTGTTCCAAGCATACTCATAAATCCCTGTGCCGCACCACTTGCCGCTTGTTCTTTAGCCGCATAAGTGTTCGCCAGGTAGTTTGCCCGGTTCGCATATTCCTGCATACCGATATTAACTCCAGCATCGGGATTGATTCGGGTGACTGATTCCTGTGGTAATCCAAACAGGGCGGCTCGTTGGCCATAGCCTTGCTGTACGAAGTTTTGTCCACCACCAGTAATTCGGAGTGGATCGTATGAGGTTGCTTGGTTGCCTCGCATGGCATAACTGCCAAACTTCATAGCATCGTCACGATTTTCACGAATGATATCCCGCAAATAATCCTCACGGCTCATCGCTTCGGCCGCAATGCCCACATTGTCCATACCCCGCCCTCTCGATACTAAGCCTTCGCGTGCAGACTGAGTTGCCCTGCGTCTCATTTCGGGCGACAAATCGGTCATCTGTGAATCGCGATATGCCTGATTGGCCAACTCGTTTGCTTGGTTAACGCGGGCTTGCATGAGCGGATCGGATGCACGAACTGCGGCAGTCATGTCTGCCCCGAATCGATTCATTAGGGACATATCGGAACCAGCCTGGCGTTCTGCCATTTGTGAGCCAAACTCCTGCGACCGCATGGCCTGTTGCTCCGCAAGCTGTGCCATCGGGTCGGCGGCTCGGCGGGCAAGACTCATTTGCAAGTCCTGATACTGCGGATCGTAGCGTTGCCGATTTTGAAGCATTCGATCCTGTAAACGAGGATCGGACATCGCGTTTACATAATCGCGGGCAGATTGCCCAACATCGAACTTTTCGAGTTGAGGTGCATCTTTTCCTCCACCAAATAGTTTTTGGATAAAGTAGGATTTTACTCCCGATGAGTTTACTGGTACGCCGGCTCCGCCCTTACTTTTTAAGAGTTTTGCTTCCTGCTTGTTAATATAGGCTACCTCTTCCCCTTTTGGGGCGGCCATATTAAGCAGAGTGGCGGCTTGTTTGAGGGGGTCTTCAGGGGCATAGGATACTATTCCTTCGGAAGTCATCTTTCCACTAGCGCCTGAACGCATGAGCAGTTCGCGCTCCATTGGATTGATATATGCGAGGGATTCTCCTGCTGGTCCTTTAGATTCTAGATATTTAACTATATCATCCTGTGATACATTTTGATTAAATGCACTAGGGTTACTATCAGGGAAAAAGGTAGGGTTTTTTTCTTTTGCATAATTTGCGGGATTTTTCATGTATGCAGAATCACCTGGATCTTTCATCCGACTGTAATCTATATTACCCAAGAAAGAATGGCTTTGCATCTGTAACCTTCTCTGTGCTTCCTCGGCTATCTCTTCTTCTGATGGACCCATGCCTATGAGCCGTTTAAGTGCGTCTAATGATTCCATGACTTTATCAAGTTTTAATGATGTAATTTAAAATGATAGTGGGCTGAACATTGTTGTGGGAACCTCCTCCACCCGCTAATCCTGTGTCAGTTTCGTATTCAAATCCGCCTCCATTTCCTGCCCCTGAACCTGCATTAGTATTGTACACAAAGCCCCCTGTTATTCCTGTTATGTTTTCGTGAGGCGGGTGTCTGTGACTAGGAATCTCAGAAATACTAAGAGTGTGAGTTTCGCTCCCGCCAGTAGCACCCAAAGTGTCTCCATTTAATCCGCCTGATTGATCGGTTAGGCGATTAGCGGATGAACCACCCATATCGTCCTGACCCGCAATGACTCGTCCTCGAAGGTCAGGGATATTAAATGTGGTTGATCCGTCTCCCACTCCGTAGGTCGTTCCTATAATTGCAAATAAACCTGCATAGGTTGTGCGACTTTTAGCTGATCCATCACAAAGGAAATAACCTGTTGGGGCGGCTGACCCAGCATAAGGCAAAATGGTGGAAGTTGGCATGAGTACACTTACTGCCGCACTATCGAGCTTGGCCGCAGTCACCGCCCCGTCCTGTATCTTGGCAGTAATAACGGAGTTAGCCGCTAGTTCGTTAGATGTAATACCTGTCTGTTTGACTTTTAAATATCCGCCCGTGGCATCGACTTCTATAGTTGAACCGTCTGCGGTGTTGTTAGCACCTGTACGAAAGGTTGCGAGGTTAGCGATGTCCTGCAACTTTTGGGCTGTCACCTGGTCGCCCGATGCGAAACTTTGTCCTGTTTGTAATACTGCCATAATATTATTCTCCTTATGAAATTGATGTGGTGGATCGGTTACTAATTCTAGCGTCTATCTTGGTAGCCCGAAGGTATGGTCGGCCTATGGATGGCCGGAAATCTGCCTGTATGCCAAACCCCTTCTTGTTTACCCGAAGGCGTAGGGAGGCCTCCTCCGAGTCGGGCAATGAGTTACCTAATAGGCTGGAGATTGCTGTGCTTGTGCTTACCGAGTCGGGGTCTTCGGTTATAAATTGGATGTTACCGTCAGTAGAAAAGCCGGTATTTGATTTTACATGGAACTCTGCGCGGCTGTATGTTTTACGGTCCATACTTTCGGCATCGTATTGGCGGGTGGTTAGCTGACTAATTATAGGGATGGTGGAGGGACTTGCCTGACCCGCTGTAATCGAAACCACATCGCCTCCCTCATTGCCATCTATCTTATGCACCCCGCCCTCCTCGGTTGTCAGATACAAAGCATTCTGCGCACCTTCGCGGGCAACAAGTAAATCGCGAATGGCAAAGTCTACAGAGTTTACAGAGTCAATGCTTTCAAAACCGCCGTTGATAAAATTATAAACGATTATGGTGTTGAGCTTAGTCGCATTGCCCGCACCAGGTGCTGAGTCTAATGGGACAGCCAGCCAATAGCGGGAGTTGAAATATACGCCTGTGGAAAGATGGGCATAGTTCTGATTTATCCGATCTATAAATGGTTGAATAGTTTCGGATATCGGTGTGCCTGTTCCTCGTAAATTGTATTCATCGAGGAACTCCACGCTGTAAATGCCTTGGTCTGATAAGAATAGAATCTTGTTCGCCACCTGGACGATTGACTTCCTTGCGGATGCTCCGATCTCTGTGGTTACCACATTGGTGGACACATCGGAAAGAGATCCACTCACGCCTGTCATTAGGTGGATGGATTTTCGGTTAAATACAACTATGGAATCGTTGGTAAAACCTGTAAGCCCCACGGTATAATCGCTCTGCCCGGCACTCGCTCGGAACTGATTTCCGATTCTATCATATGTATCGCTATCAAAGATATCGCTGGCAATGAGTTCATCCCGAACATTTCGAGTGCTGGGTGATACATCCGAAGTGTACCAATACGGCACCCAAAGTCTACGCTGGTGAAACTCTCCCCACGGGGCAGATGGCATATGGATAAATCCTTTACCGATTGCCAACTGTTTGGAGACCGTGAGGGATGCACCAAGTGATACTTTCTCTACCCCTAAATTAAAAGTAAATTGGTCTACTGTTGGGGTGGAAGTAATGATTGCTTTTTGATTTTTGAATAAATCGTATGGGGATGCCCCATCCCTAATGGTTACCTCGTTTCCTTGCTCCAGCCCATGATTAATCACATCCATAGTTACCACGCCGTTTAGTGCAGTAGCGGTGGTGTCTGTAAGATAAGCGGGCGCTGTATAAGTGCCACGAGCTACCCTGGTAAAATCCTCAAAGTATTCAGCCGATGCACCCGATACATTAAAGGTAGCTGTCTGAGATCCTGCCATCTCCACGGTGAATTGAGTGGCAGTTGGAGCGGTTACTATCTGATAACAGTTATTGGGATTGATGGTCCAATTACCCAGGTTTGTCAGCGTGACAAAGTCACCCACTACCCGACCATGATTTGCTGATGTATTTACCGTTATTACTTGACCTGATTGAGAGGCGGAGGATATGCCGATTTCATTAAGTGATGGGCTGGCCGACAAAGCGGTTTTCCTTGGGCGGAAGATAAACATTTTGTCAAATCCCTGAGACATTCCCACAGGAGCATCCACAGTCTCCCCTCCACCCTCATATCGGCACTTAAAAAGGGCTGTGTCTTTTAGTCGGACAATCACACAAACATTATTTGTCGCGGTAAATATGTAGTCATCCGAGTTCGATGAAGCATCGCTGTAAACCGCTGATCCATAAACCTCATTTACCCCGTCATCGTTTAGGGTAAAATTCAGGGTGGTGGTAATCGAGTTGCCAACAGAACATACTGAGGTGTTGCCTACCGATGAGTCCTGCACGGTAAAGGTTGCATCACTCCCGGCATTGGCAAAGGTGATGGTCTTAGTATTAAAGTTTACGGTAGATAAAGTGTGTGTGCCGTCTACTGAGGGGTCCACATCATCCACAGTTATATTATCACCAGGAATGAAGGACAGGCTGGGAGTGTCGTCTAGTACTAAACTGACAACGCCCGATGAACGGGAGGCCGATAAAATTACATAGGGTATGCGGATCGCATCTTCTCCCGATGTGATTGATCCAAACAGAGTCGATAATCCTTTGCGGGGTTGCCAAGTACCGTCATCGTTCATCCGACCATTCTTTGACAGGGCAACCTCACCAGGCTTCAACTGGTTGGGGCGCAGACGCGCATTCATCCGCAGAAAGAAGGTGTCCCCTTCTGTTACGAATGGATCGTCTAGCTGGCCGTAACTGCGATATCTCGACATCTATCTATTTCTTTCGGATCTCTTGGAAAATCTTAATCCCCATAAAGATGATGGTCGCCACGCCCGCCACGATGCCCACAATCTCATTGACTGTGCCTAGCCCAAAGGTGGCGGCGGTTCCCGCCATTCCTGCCATGCTCACCCTGTCCATTAGCCGCACGAATCTAGCAGCATCAAAACTGCGATTATTGCCAAAAATATGGTAATCATTTTGCCTCGTTTCGATAGGGCGTGAAACTTATCTTTTAGAATTAGGAAGTTTTTCATTTAATTGGAAATGGTGCGCGTGTTTGGTTTTTTACCGCTTCTTTCTGCGAGCATTTTTTGGCGACAAAAATAGGAATGGCGAGGTATGCCCCCAGGGCGATTGCCGCCCATAGTAGCCATTGTTTTATTTTGTTGGTGAATGACTCAAAGCCCGATTGGTGTTCTGCCATGCCCTGGGCAACAAGTGCGGATACATCGCCGTGGGTAAGAGCTTCGATCCGCTCCTCTGCTTCCACAAGCTTGTCGGCATTTTTTAATGCCTCCCCCGCTAGTACCCCTGCCCCAGCCCCTAGTGCGGCAGTTCCTGGGCCACCCAAGCTACCCGCACCACCGCCTACTATGCCGCCAAGTGTTGGGTAGGTTGAGCGAAGCGAACAGCCAGCGAGTAGGAAGGTGATCGCGAATGTGAGGGCATGAGGCATAATTAAATTACAGAGTCAGGTGACCACTCAGGATCAAACTCTACCATGTCACTAACATTAAACTCGTTGATTGTGACATAGTTTCCGGATGTGGTAATTGGGAATATATACTTGCCGAAATCATTGTGATCCGGATTACTGACTTGTAAAACTTCTGCGTACCGCTCATTTCCGATTCCATCAGGCAATCCGAATAGCGTATTCATAGCATCGTTACTAGCGTCCCACTCTTCTTGTGTGCTGTATAAAATAAATTTCTTCATAGTAATTAGGATGCAGGGTCTGCTACATAGTTAGGTTTTCTGGAGGTAGTAGCTTGGGACGCATCGTTGCCGTTTCCGCTGTAGTCTTTAACGGTTCCAATATCCTGACCAGCACTAGCTGCACTACCGTTACTATTAGTATCCCCGTAATAATAACCCATTCTATAGTAAGCTTCGGGAGATAAACTTAGACCCATTATGTCAGCCCCATTGTATATGTCTGTTATATTTTGAGTAGTTAACGCACTCCCAAAGAAAGCAACTTGGTCTAATTTACCTGTGTAAGGATATAAATAAGTAGATGTGTTACCTATCAAATAATTCGTTGGTGAATTTGCGGATTGCTTGCCATTATTAGCCCACCCGTTTGCTGTGGTAGCGTCAGCATTATACACAGGTGTGGTATTACCGTCTTTATAAATTTTAATATTCGTATCTGTACCGCTATTATCTAAAACAATAACTATGTGATGCCATGCATTATCGTAAATGGTTCCAACATCAATACTACCATTAACATTACTTCCTGTTGATGTACCGTATCTCAAATAAAACGGAGAACTATCACCTGGAGTTGTCAATACAGACAATCGACCCCAAGAAGAACCGGCATCGTCCCTGCAAATATCCTGATAAGTTGCCCCAGTTCCGCTAGACTTCATCCAAAATGAGATTGTAAAATCATTGCCTCCGGATGTACTTTGATATGTGGTATCCAATCGGTCGTTACCATCAAACTCTAAACTAAGAGTGTTGGCAGTCGTACTATCCCATGAGTACCCTCTCCAATTCGTGCCATCCCAAATGATGATATTCTTGGTGTCGGTTTCAAATAATACATCCCCGTCATTAGGAGAAGGGGGGCGTGATGTTGATGTGCAAGTGCTGAATGTACTCATGTTTTACGGTGTATAATCGTTATTATAAATGTACCAAGCACTGCCGTCCCAAACATACAGATCGTAAGTGTCGCTACCAAACTTGACGGTTGCTTGTCCGCTTGGATTGGTTGGGCTAAGTGCAAGGATCGTAGCTTCTGTTTGTTGGTCCGTGCTGTCAGGGATGTTGTATTGGTTAGCTTGTGCTTCAAGGAACAATCCGCTGATCGATGCTGTGGTAAAACCTGTTGAAGATAAGTTAACACTAGTTACTCCGTTACCGCTTGCTGGGTTAGTAAGAGTGAAGGTAACTACTGTGTCGCTACCTGTTGATAAAGTCTGTCCGCTATCTACTGTAAGTACAAGTGTACCTGTTAACTGAGTCCAGTTACCAGTCGATCCGAATATAGAAGCGTTCGCTCCACCTAAACTTAAAGAAACATTATCCGCTGTTGCACTACCTGTAAGCCCTGACAGAGTGATCGAAGAACCAGCGGAGATAGAAGCAGATGGTTGAACAGTAAATGTAAAGATATTGGAACCACTCGCTAAGTTAGTACCATCTGTAAGCGTTGCAGTATCGAATGTTTCAAGAGGTGCGGTAGGACTAGCTACTACGCCAAAATTGAATGTTGGAAGAACGAACATCTGTTATGCTGTAGTGTCCCCGGCAAGGATGTAGGTGTCGGTTGCGTAAGCTACTATACTAGCTACTCCGTACTGAGCGTTGATCTTGGTGTGTGATTGTCTGTTGTTAAGAGTAGCTGTGCCAGCAAATGTAACTTGACCTGATCCTGTCTGAATAAAGCTACAATTAAAACCTGCGGGTAATCCTGTATTGATGTTAACATTCATAGCAGTTGCACCGTTATCAAGAGCCAATACCTTGCCGTTGTCTGCATCTGTTACTGTGTAAGCGTTAGCTGTTATGGTAGGCGTGTTAACTGATGCACCGAACCCAAGGATCGCATTGTCATCAAAGTCAAAGTCACTTAACGCTCCAGCGGTTAATCCTGTGATAAAACCACTATCATTAGTAAGTGTGGAAATATTATCCCCTGGTTGAGTAGCAGTATCTGCGGTTGCCCCCTGTGCGGCGGTTGCGTAATCGGTAGATGCCGTTGTGGCGGCTGTACCTAAACCAAGGTTTGTGCGGGCAGTTGCGGCATTCGCTAAATCGCTAAGGTTACTGGCGATTGCAAGCTTAGTAGAGTCTGTGCCACTAACATTGGTTAATTGCGAACCATCTACTGCGGGTAATCCTGTGACATCAAGTTGGACAACATTACCATTAGCAGTCCCTACATTTTGAGTTGATGCTGTGCCTAGACCACTTACATCAGTATTACTTAAAGTAACTACGCCTGTTCTTCCAGCTACCGATTGTACAGGCGCGCCTGATGAATCGATAAAGCCACTATCATTGGTAAGGGTCGATATATTATCACCAGGCTGAGTAGCACTATCTGCGGTTGCTCCTTGGGCCGCTGTAGCATAGTCTGTGCTTGCGGTTGTGGCGGCAGTACCTAGCCCTAAATTCGTTCTAGCAGTTGCGGCATTCGCTAAATCGCTAAGATTGTTTGCGGATTCTAAGTCACCCTGTGGTGCAACGGCTACTAAGTTGGCAACCGTTACCTTTTTGGTTGTACCCTGTAAAGACCCTGTGGTGTCATCTACATCGGTGACCGGGATAATATCAGAAGTGGTTAACCCAGGTGTCGATGTTCCTCCGACTAATGATATGTCGTCTAATGTTGAAATTCGCTTATTTGCCATAATTTATTCCTCTTTAATCGAATGCTAAAAATTGCCCCGCTTCCACGAGCAGAAAGTCCTCCGCCTCGGTTTGGATAACGCCGTCAGGGCCGCTTGCAATGGGACCGATGATGCTGTCGGCATCTACCTCACCGATGGAGAGTCTGAGTCCAAGTTCCGGCATTAGACGCTACCTTTGTAAAGTATGGCGGCTCCGCTTTGAAGAGTTATAGAAGTAAATGGAACATAGATCACCTGTCCTGCTCCGAAGGATGTGGCATCGGCAATCAAGTCTGCCGAGTTGTCCATCACCGCTGTGATTGCTCCTATTACCGAAGGCTCAGTAAATTGGACAGCGATAAAGCTACCATTTACTGCGGAGGTTCCGTTTACGTAGACGCATCCATTGGCGCCCATTGAATTGAGTACATTTACACTGGCCAAGCCCATTTTTCTTAGTGGTTAAGTGGTTGATAAAATTGATACTCCGAAGCTGTAGCTCGGGTATGTGTTTACGGTTATTTTGTTTTGTGATTGTAGGCGTTCTGCCCGATCTATTTCTAAAAATAAATATTCCTCTGCCCTATTCTCCTCACGCATAGCGGCCTCTGTTTGGCCATCGCCCCGCAAGAAGTCACTAAGGCACCCGGCTGTCAGGTAGTTGCTTAGAAATTCAGGGATATTTTGCTCATCAGGACTGTCAGGTCCATAGGTTGGTCGAACTGCTGTGCCGAGTATAAACACGGAGGTTAATGAACTATCCGCAGGTAGAATTAAGTAACCATCGACTAGTTTGAAATCTATTAAGATAGCATTGCGATCCGTGTATGGGTTTTTTGTCCATACCTGGTGAATTTCCATCACCTCCAAATCGTTATCGATCCGTACTGCTTTATCTGCGGCAGGGTTGGATGTGGCGGCTACATTCTTTTGGACAATTTTTAATAGTTCAGGCCATTGACAACGATGCCATGCAGTCTGCGCCCGACTATTTATTGCCTCCTTAAAAAAGAACTCATCCACACTTGTCAAAGTCGGCAAGCCTGCCGCCATTTGGAAGCGTTTCTTTAAGGAGTCAAATGTTGTGGTTCTTGCCATTATTGAACATTAGCGATAGTTGGGCTAATAGGTTGTCCGCCCGCTTGAATGTTGTGCCTTCTGAATTGTGATGGTGTGCGATATTGCAAAATGTCGTTCCTGTATTGCCGACTTTGCTCTCGCACTAAATTAATTTCCTGAGCCAGCATAGCTTCTGAGTTTTGTTCTTCTGCAAATGCTTTCTCAGTCTGTCCATCCCCTCGCAAAAATCCTGCATATGCGGAATGTGCCAGGTAATCGAAAAAGAAGTTTGGCACATTTTGCTCGTCCCCAGCTTCATCACCATAATAACCAGTAGTTGCTGATCCTGAGTTAATTTCGCCCCGCAAATCTTTGCGGTAAGTTATGTAAACATTTACACCGTCTAACGCAGTAGGCTCAATTATCTTAACGGATGGAAAACCACCTGAGTCCATCTCGGTTAGAAATGTATATTCATCGGGGTAGCGTGTGGTGGTTGGGTCTTCTTTGTGAATACGGAAAACCACATTGGCATCACTAGCCAATTTGTTACTCGTTCCATATATTCTCAAAGTATTAGAATCGCTGGTTACTACTGCGACACTTTCGCCTACTACTGTAAACTGTGGCCAAGGGTAACGCTCATGGGCAATACGAGCCGCACGATTAACTAAATCTCTAAGGAAACTTGCGTCAGTTGCCTGCAAGGCATCAAGTCCAGCTAATGCACGAAACCTAGATTTTAATTCCGAATAGGTTGCTGTCGCGTAGTTTGCCATAATTTAAATATTTAGTGTTTTACTACCGTCTCAGGGTTGGATTTCTCAAAATCTTTCGTCCATTCCTTATTCGCCCAACAACCAGGTTTTTGCTGTTCATGCCTCAAGTAAGTCGTCATATCAGTCACCCGTTTCAAACGAAAGTTTCCCTTGCCTCCCTCGAGGGATTTGGCGGCGTGGCGGATTTGCTCCTGCCTCTTGGCGTAGCCTGCTTTCTCGCGGACTGCGGCCTGCTCGTTTGCTTTGCGGATGTAGTAAGCGATCTCCTCTTGCGAGTTACCGCTTTTTTTACCTCCTCGAACGATGATATTTAGACTCATATTAAAATGAAAAAGGGAGCCGGCCTACCCCTAAACCGGCTCCCCTGAATGAACACATGAAACAAACAACTACTAATTGTCTGATATGAATGATTAAACGATAGAACCAAGAGCGCGTGGATTGCCGACACGAAGGGTCAACATAGCCTCACAGAAAGCTCTCTTTCCACCACCGTTGTCGGGCAGTTCCATTACGGAGATACCTTCCAAGAATTTCAAGGATACGGTGTCATCGTCAGGAATGAGATAAGCACGGTCGGTGTTTACAGTTCCAAGAGCGGTGTCTGTGCCGGATGGAGTGCCATCGAATCGTCCAAGAAATAGGTCAGGGATGATATCAATGGTTCCGAAGTCCGAAACATAGCTTAAAACACTTCTAATCAAGGACTTACCACTAACATCCTGAGTTAATTGATAACTGGGATTATTGGTGACAGTTGCACGAGTGTAGTCGGTGATCTTGTTCATCACAGCAGGAGCGGCAAACAACTTAAAGTTGCTCTTAGCGCCAGAAGCGGTGTAAACAGACTGAAGAAGTCCACGAAGACCATCTTCGGTCAAGGATGCCAAGGATACACGGGAACCACTTACTGCGCGGAATGCTTCTTTAGCAGTTGTGTCGAAGGTGTTACCAGTTGCGGCTGGATCAGACCATAAACCAAGTCCTGCCATCGTTGCACCTGCGGAACCTGATCCAGCAGCTTGGTCATTACCCGAAGCAATCGCCACTTCAATAGAGCGCTTGAGCTGGATGAGGGACTTAGCCTTGCTGCTTGAAAATAAAGATCCGCCAGGAGCGACATCAACCATTTCAGCCTGACGACTGACAGCAAAATAATCTCTGAGCGTGGCGACCCGGTTTGTCAAGCGAGCGCGAGAGTCGATCAAGTTTTTAGCGGAGCTAAGAGTAAGATCAACACCATCGATATTTGCACTTGCGCCGGATGGATCTTCAAGGCTATCTACGAGCCATTCGTTAAGTGTCGCTTTAGGAGCGGCGGATTGTGAGAGTGTGCTATATAAAGGGGTTTCTGTCGGCTCGACAGTCTTCAGAAGTGATTCTAAATTTTCCTTTGCGCCTTTACCAGCAGTTACATTGTAGGAAGTTGCTATTGCCATTTTTAGTAAGAATTTTGAATTTTAATATTTAAAGTTTAGTCGCTGAGATAAGCGGCTAGATCGTTAGCCGAGAGTGGTCCTTTGCGCTTAATCGATTCTTTCTGTTTCTGTTTCCGGGTTGCGGCGTTCTCCACAGGAGGAGATACATTACCTCCATCGGTAGGAGGTGGAGCCTTGGGCTTGACCACTTTCTTTTTTGGTGCGGTGCTTGCCTTTTGGTCGGCCTTGATCGCTTCGATACCCCTTACGAGAGTGGCGGCGATAAAGTCACCATTGGGAAGATTGTTTAGTACATGACTGTACTGCTTTTTAAGATTACCGAATAACTCCTGGCGGGTCTCTGCTAACTCACTATCTTCGTTCAACCATGAATGGGTTGTGATAGTGTCCTGTTGCCATTGCGATTTTTCAGCTAGGTATTTCTCCCGTGCTGGAATCTTTTCGGTAAGGTACTCGTCTGCCTGGGTTAGGATATTACGGATGTCATCATCGCTGTATTCCTTGCCATCGACTTCTACATAATCTTTACCGATGTTCTGCAATGCGAACTTCTTGGCGGCTTGTGCTTCCTGTTGGAGTTTTTTCAAATCTTCAAATGATTGAATGTTTTCCAGTTCAGGTTGCTTGACCGGTTCTCCTTGAGAAGTGCCTTGGGTTTTGAGGTTTTGGATCTCGGCCTTGAGTGCTTCTGCGGTTTCTTCCGCTGATTTAGCCCGTGCGGTAAGTTTATTTACTTGCTTTAAGAGCTTGCCTACTGCCTTGGGAGGTTCTTCGCTTTCGCTTTCGTCCTCCTCATCATCAGATTCCTCTGCCTCTTCTTCGGTATCTTCTTCCTCTTCGGAAATAGACTGTGAAAGAACATCTTCTTCTACCTCTGCTTCTGCGTCTTCAGAACTCTCGGTGACTTCTGCTTTCGCCTCATCGGTAGTGGCCTCCTGATCCTGTTCGACTTGATCGACAAAACTTGCCGCCAAATCTTCCATGCTCATTGGGCCTCGCGCTTGATTGTCTTCTGCTCCCGTGGATTCAGCCGGAGCCTCGCTTATAACTGTTTCTGCCATAATAATCTCTGCGTTTGTAGAGTTCGCACTCTCTTACATTGTTCTGCGGAGTAGATACACCCCGCCAATGACAATTTTAGCAGAAAAAAAAACCTATTTCTCAGGAAATTTTAAATATATCCCAGCACTCTAAAAACTTCTCATATTTGCCCCGACTGCTTGGATTGTGAGGGCATAAACTTGCACGGATTCCTGTTAATTGAAGGCATGGAATTAAGTACCAACAGTTCTTAGGCTCAACATAGGCCGCCACCACATCGACCTTGGTGCAATCAATTGGGTCTTTCTCCTTCGATCCTGTTGCCACCGTTACCATGTACCTGCCGAGTCCACCTCTGCCCTCTTTCATTAATCCGCCTGTGCCTTTTATCTGCACTTTAAATGGGCGGCCTGCCTGGTTCATAACGATGCAGTCCTGTGGCAGGTAATCTCCTAACGGGATAAAAACCTCAAGCCCCTGCCTTAGAGCTTCAGTAAAAAATATCTGCTCGTACAGGTTACCCTGTCTCTTCATCTTCGTCCGAAAGTTCTATCTCACTCTCGAACTCAAGCACATCCTCACCCAGCCACTCGTTAAGATCATCCATTGCGATCTTGGCCATATCCATATCCTCAATGTCGGACTCCTCCAACCATCGGTTTAATAAAGCACGATGCTCGTTCTTAAATTTTTGATGCGGAGTGATCGTCATCTTTCTCATCGAGTAATGTTATGATGCGGTGAAAGGCGGCAATCTCACCCGATAGTCGGGCAAGCTTTTCGGGGCTGTCGATGTGCTGGTAATCCATGAAATCTACCAAGCAGGATTCTTTCTGTTCCTTTATAAATTCAATAATGGCCTTGTACTCGGTTAAGTCCTTCAGCCCAGCAACTGCGTCTTGAATGGTCATGCTTTCCGTTTTTTAGGCTTTGGCTGTGATGCTTTGATCGCTTTTGCCGATGGGTAGCCCTTATCACCAGGTTTATTCATCCGCTCGCCCGAGCCTGCTTTAATGCGTTTCTTCTTAGCGGCGATATTTGCCCACAATCCAGGTTTCTTCTTTTTCATTACCATTTAACTTTATTAGCCCAATAAGCCGCAGAGGTTTTACCTTTTGCGATATTTTTGGCGTGTCTGTTTTTAAAATTTGCACGCTTTTGCTTCATTGCCTGGCTCTCACCCTTCTTTGGCTTGCCAGCAGTTTTAGCACCCTGTTCGCCAAATCGGATCAACTGATAATTCTCCCTCTCGTTTTTGATCAAAACTGCATGGGATTTAGTTGGGTGATTAGGTGTACGCTTGGGCTTATTTACCCCCGCAAACTTCATTCCTCTATAGTTTATGCTCATACACTTGTGCCTGGTACATTACCTGGTGCAGTCCCTAGTTGTCCGATTTTAGCGTTCTGCTGTTGAGTCTGCTGGAACTCTAACTGAGAAGCATATGTCTGTAGTCTCTTCGCAAAGTTCTCGTCCGATTGCAGTCTCTCCTGAACATCGGTAGCCGGTATCGCTTCAGAGCCTTGGATGTACGATTCCAATACCTGTAACCTGAGTTGAGCATTCGCCCCCTTCTCGGGTGCATTAACAACCTGACCCGATGCAATCTTTGCAATGTCGTTCGATGTTTCAATAATCTCTTTCGTTGTGGCCTCCTGAGTAGGCATGATTAATTGCGATGCTAGATTAGGATCGATTGCTTCCAGTACCTTGCGGAGATAAATATCGAATCTGCTTATTCCCTGCCTATCGTAAGTCGCCATCAGCTTGCCCACGGTATCGAGCTTCTCGATCACTTTGCTTTCGTCTGCATTCATCGAGTTCCAGCTAATATTGAAATCATACAACTCCGCAGTTTCATCCAAAATTAACTGCGCACCCTGCTCATTATTGGTTACCCGAAACCAAATCATCGGGCCGCTGTAAGTACGATCCAAGCACCATACACGCTTGAGGATCTCCTTCCATCCACTAAGCCAGCAATTTACCAGGTGCTGTTTGAGCGTATTAGCCTCCACCGCATCGTCAGGACCAGTCGGCCGACCGGTGATGCGGTTGGCCAGTTGCCGAAGTTGCATCTCCACCTCTGTGGATGCTGGTGAGTAGCGAGGGATTTCCATGAATCCTACCTCTCCACGCCTCCTTACTGCCAAGGTAGCACCTGGACCTATACGCTCGGGGCGGCGACCAATTTGATGCTCAATGGGAGGCAGGGTACTCATCGATGCACGGTCACGGCGGCTGTCCATCTCTGTCTTTACCGCAATCTGATAACTCTTGAGCAACTCAGGGTATCCGCGAGAGTCCAATAAACGATGGTTTAAATGCTCTCTCGTGATACATACAAATGGATATCTGCCCTCATCGTACCCAATAGGCTCGTGGAACCCAGCCTCGTCCATCTCCTCGGTCCAGCAGGTCTTGGTAACCACAGGCACATCATCTTCATCGAGTTCCTTACGATAGGTAGTAATTACCTTAATCAAACCTTCGTAGTGCTGACTCCCATAATTGTTGCCATAGTCATACGACATCATGCTGTCGGAGTACCGCTCCTCAGAGTAGAAATCTTTAGCCTTTTCGATAGCTTCGTCTATCCATTTATCATCCCATCCCTCATTGACCTTCTGCTTTAAGGCTTCAGGCGTGTAATAGTGCAAACAATGAATTGACCTGGCACTTTCCAAATCGATCACATTGCTATCCACAATCAATTCACGCCCAAGCTCATACGCTTTAACTGCCGGGCGATTAACAACCATCTTTTCAGTAGGTATTTCTGTCTCACCTGTTTCCCGAAGTTCCTTGAGCATCTTCTTGACCCGTCTCTTCTTTAGCTTTGGGAACATTGGATAAAACATCTCCTCGACCCCTTCCTTCATGTCGGGATCTTCAATAGCCAAAGCCAATTCGGGTGACTGCTCCTCTATCTGCGCCAAACTTATAGGCTCAAACTTCCTAGTCTTCTCCTGCTTCCAGTATGTGCCAAAGAAAGTAAGGCCGTTCTGTAGTAAATAATTAGCACCAATCGATGCTTCCCTCATTAGCTCATCCATCGTACCCATCCGCCAACGCAAAAACTCACTCACCAGCTTGGCCGATGCTATGTCGCCCGATTCAA